GTCACCTCCGCGCGTAGGGGCTGCGCCGCCCTGTGCTATCACGGCCCAGGCCCGACCGTCCGATCTCGCGCGTGACTGCGCGGGACAGCCCCAGAGCGACAGGACCGTCGCGGACGTCGAGTAGCACGGTCACAGACCCAGCCGCGCCACCGCCGCCAGTCTGCGCCGCCAGACCCTCACGTGACCGCGCAGCGACCACGTAGTCGCCGGGGCTGACACGCGCGCCGAGAGGCCCGACGCGGACTGGTCCAGGGGTATCGCCAAAAGTCCGCGTGTCGGCGCGTCCACCCGTCGTGATTTCGCGAAACACGTCGCGCAGTAGGTCACGGATCGCAGTGCCAGATCGCCGCCAGGCTTCGACAATACCGTTACCGAGAGCCTTTATGATATCGGGCAGGGCTTTGACCATCGCGATCGGCAGCTCGATCGCCAGTGCGATTGCAAGCTCCGAGGCGACGATTGGTATCGCCTCGACGAGCGCGACGACGATCTGAGGGATCGCATCGACCAGCGCGTCGATCAGATCCGGTAGTGCGGCGACGAGCCCGTCGACCACCGCGGGCAGCTGCGCCACGATCGCGCCGACAAAATCAGCCGCGCCGGTCAGTAGATCCTGCACAAACGCATAGGGCCTCGCATCCTCGAGGGCGGTCCTGGCCTCGCCGAGAGCCGCCCGCGCAGCTGCGATCGCCTCGGCGTCGCCTGTCGCCAGCGCCGCCGACAGGTCGGCCCGTGCCTCTGCCAGACCGGCTGCAGCTGCCCGCTGCGCCTCGACGGCCTGCCCGGCGATCTCGATCAAAAACGTGGTGAATCCCTGCAGCGACGTAAACGCCTCGAAGTCAATCCCGGCCGCCGCCGACAGACCCGCGGCGAGACTCCGAGCGCCGCCGACTGCCCCGCGTAGCAGATCGTCGCCGACTCTCAGGCTGTCGGCGAGCTCGTCGAGCTGCGCGACCGCGTCGGCGATACCGGCGTCGGCCGCCGAAAAGTCGACCGCTGCCGCCGCGTCGCGCGCCTGCAGGAGCCGCGCCGTCCACTCGGCGGTCTGCTCTGTCGGGATCTGCCGACCGACGTCAGACAGCAGGAGCTCGATCTGCTGTAGCTGGGTCAGTGTCCGCGGCGGGACCAGTCTGTCGATCTGAGTCTGTAGGTCGCGCAGTGTGTCGAGGGTCTGCCTCGACACCAGATCGGCCGGTAGCGTCAAAAACGACGCCTCGTCGAAAAGTCGCACGACGTCGGCCACCTGATCGGCGAACTCAGCGAACCGATCGGTCGACGTTTTGACTGCTTGACTGTCAGCGATTGTCGACTGAGTCGCCCGGCGCGTCGCTTTGTCGCGCTTGTCGAGCGCATCGTTACTGGCCTCGAGCTCGCGCCTGTACTCGGCGCCCAGTCGGATCGCCTCACGCTGACGCTCCAGGTCAGTCCGGGCCGTCTCGACGACGGTCTCCTGCGCCCTGACTTCACCCTCGAGGACCTTGATCCGCCGGCTTGCCTCGGCCCTCGCAGTGACCGACGCGTTTACATTGGCGTAGAGGGTCTTTTCATTCTGTAGTGCGACACGTGTGGCGGCGAGCTGCTGGGTCGCTGCGAGCGCCGTCTCGCGGGTGCGATCCTCGAGCGCGGCGATCTCGCGGCGCATCGCGACCTCGTGCCGATCGGCGGTCCCGACGAGCACCGCGAGATCTTCCTCGGCCGTCGCGGCGCCCTCTGCGAGACTGCGCAGTGCCGACGCCTGCGCCTGTGCCGATGCGCGGGCGCGGTCGAGCGCCGCCCGGCTGGCCTCGACCTGCTGGATCAGTCCCGCCGTCGACGTCGACGCCGCCTCGGTCTGATTGGCCACGACCACGTAGGCAGTCCCGAGCGCCGCGGCCGCCACTGCCGCGATCGCCAGCGGTGCCGCGATCGCCGAGACCACCGTCAGCAGCGGGGCAAACGCGGCGCGCAGTGACCCTACCGCATCGCCGGACTGCACAGCCGCCTCAGCGATCGCGGGCAGCTGCTGCTGCAAGGCCATAAGCGGGGACTGCCCGGCGCCGATACCCTGCGCCAGATCGAGCATGTTTTTACGCAGGCTCTGTACCTGCTGACCAAACGCATAGGACGTGCCGGTCGTCTTTTTGATTTCCGTTGTCTGCTGCTTGATCTGTGCCTGGTACTGCGCCGTCGCCGCGGCCACTGCCTTTGCGCCGGCCTGCTGGTCGCCAGTCACCTCGACGAGTCGCTGTATCTCCGCGATCTGCTCGCGATACGCGTGAGTCAGACGCTCGACCTCAGTCCTGCCCGCTGCCAGCCCTGACAGCTGTCGGGCTGCCCGTGCCTGCTCTGCCGCCCGGCGCTCAGTCTCGCGGGTCAGCGCCTGCTCTGCCCGCAGCTGGTCAGCCTGTGCCCGGCTCTGGTCGCGTGCCGCCTGCGCCTGTAGCGTCAGCTGCTGCCGCAGCGCCGCGGCCGACTCGCGGGCCGCCTGCGCCGCCGCCGCCTTGGCCTGTGCCAACGCGCGCTGCGCGCCTTTACCAAGCCCGTCAAACCCTTGTTTTAGCGTCGCATCGAACGCCGACAGGTCGAGCCCGAGAGAGACGACTGAGTCGGCCACGCTACACCCCCACGCCCGAGACTATCACGCCAGGGCCGACCCTACAGATCGGTCAGGACCTCGGCCGCGATCTCGGCGGCCCGCGGCCCCAGGGTGCGCCGCGCCGCACGCACGGGGTCGCCCAGCTCGCGGGTCAGTACGTGCCGCCACTCGCCCGCCGATTTTTTGCCGACCTTTAGGCTCTTGATGAACCTGGCATAATCGACCCCGCAGCCTAAGCGAAAAACGACCAGCGCCCCGCCCGATTCGTCTCGCGAAAACAGCGCCGCCTTGCTCCGACCCGTGCGGATCGGCCAGCGACTGTCTGCCTCCTGGTAGATCGTCGACGCATCGGTCGCGACGAGCTGGGTCACCCGTGCGCGGATCTGCACGATCGCCCGTGTGGGGTCTGCCAGCGGGCCGGTGATCTCTGCCCGATCGCGTGCCACTACGGGGCCCCCAGCACAGTCGGGGTCCACTCGATCTGACACGTGACCTCGAGCCGCCAGAGCTGATCCTCCTGCAGCACCGCGATCGTCGACGTCGTGACCGGGATCGCGTAGTACAGGGCCAGCAGGATCAGCTCGGCGCGGTCCAGGCACTCGTCGTAGCTGTGCGCCAGACCGTCGCCGCTGACGCGCGTCCGGTCTGTCGGCTGTCGCCGCACGTACCCGCGGGCCGTGAGGGTGACGGTCGATAGGACCATCTCGGCCGGGGTATCGGCTCGCCCCGACTGTCGCGCCGTCAGCGCCGACACGCCGACGAAAACGCGCCCCGCGACGAGCGGATCGGGCGCCAGACCGCCGGTATCGGGCGGGTCCTGGTCGACGGCGCCGACCAGCGCCGACCGCGCCGCCAGCGCCGAGATCGCGGTCTGCCGCAGGCTCGAGAGCGTGCCCTCCCAGCGACTCACAGGACACCTCCGCGGCGACCCTGACCAGGCTCGCCCCAGTACCTGCCCGCGGCGTAGTCCTGCCACGCGCCGCCCAGGAGCACAGCACGACCGCCAGCCTGCGCCGCCCCGCCGTCCCTCTGGTCGGGCGGGGCCTGCCGCAGAGACAGACGCGCCCACTGCTGCTGATACTCAGTGTCGGCGTCGCGGGCGTGCTCGAGATAGGTCGAGTCATTGAGGCTCGTCGCGACACTGCGCCAGCACAGAGCCATCGTCCGCGCCAGGTGCACGCCCCGCAGATCTTCCGGCTGGGTGATCAGCCGCGGCCGCACGCCCCGCGCGCGGAGCTCCTGCAGTACGTCGCGCCAGGCCTCCGCTGCCAGAGTCAGGATCGACTGACCAGCGCCCCAGATCCTGAGAGCGCCGGTCGCCGCGGGATTGAGCGCCGGGGCCCGCGCGTAGATCTCCGCAGCGGTCAGCGTCGGGTACAGACCCGAGAGGCAGACCGTCGCCGCCTGCCGGACCTCGAGCCGGCCTGCCGCGTGCACGATCGACCACCTGACCTCATAGTCGTCTGACAGCGCGTAGGTCGCCGGGATCGCCAGGGCGAGCGCCACAGCGCCCGATCCAGTGCCGGTCAGCAGCTGCGCTTGATCGTACCAGAGCGACCCGGTCCAGCTGGTCGGGGTGACCTCAGTCGCCGCCTCCGAAAAGAGCTTAGGGGTCAGTGTCGTGGTCTGCCCGCGGACGAGCTCGAGGGGGCCCCGCAGGTCGAGGGTGTACTGCGCAGCGGGCACGGGGACCTCCTGAGTCTGTCAGCCCCGACGACGGCGCGGGGCTGGGGTGTCGTCGCCGTCGTCGAGAGCGGCGTCGCCCGGCGGGGTGGAGCCGACCAGGGCCCCCACCGGAGACGCCGCAGATCGGCGCGCGACGAGCTCGGCGAGATCGTCGCTCGTCAGACCCAGCGCCGCCAGGGCGGCCGCCAGATCGACAGTCGGGGCTGCCGCGGCAGGCGGGGTCACTACCCGACCCAGAGGCCGGCGCTCGCGCGGGGCAGGCAGATCGATACCGTCCGCCCAGCCGAGCGACACCAGCTGCGCCGCCAGGTGCTCGAGACGCCGCGCCGACGAGGGGCGCGTCTGCGCCTCGACGCCGAGACGCAGCGCAGAGTCGCGCATTTTGAGCCGGTGCGCATCGGCCAGATCGTCAGGGCACTCAGGCAGCCCCAGCAGATCGGACCCGACCCAGCGCCGAAACGCGACCTCGGCGTCGCGGTCGACCTGTACCACAGATCGACCGTGCGCCACCTGGGGGGACTCCCACGCCCACCGATACGCGACACCCGTCACGACGCGGTGACCCAGACAATAGTGTCCCCACGTCTGCCCGTGCGCGTAGACGTCGACCTCAGGCACGAGGACCCAGCCCTGCGCCTGTCGATCGCGGATCGCCTCGCTGGGGTCTGCCACAGGGCGGCCGTCCTCGCCCCGACTGACCCGCACGCCATTGACCCCTACCATATGCACGATCTGCACGAGCCGGGGCAGGAGATACCAGACGCCCGCGTTATCGCGGACGAGCGACCACGACGACGGGTGCGCCATCGCAGTAAACGCCGGTGAGGCCGGGAGACGGAGACCCAACTGCGCCGCTTGGGGGGCAGCTGGACGGCGAGGCAGTAAAACAGACACGGTCGGCTCCAGGGGCTATCGGGCCCGTCGAGAGAGAGGGGGCCCCGGTGCTATCAGGCACGGGGGATCAGTGATCACGCGCCGGTCGAGACGACGCCGCGGATCAGCTCTTGACGCAGGATCGAGACGCCAACGGTCATCTGCCCGTTGAGCTGGATGCTCTTGTCGGCGGCGTTGCGGACTTCCTCGACGGCGCAGACGGGGCTCAGATCGAGCACGCGGATCTCGCTGGTAGCAGCGGCGGCCGGGGGCACCAGCAGACGGCCGATCGCGCCAGCGGCGAAAACCATGCCGGTATAGTCACCAGAGCTCAGCGCCACGCGATCGCAGGTGTAGACGTCGATCCCGTCATAGCTGCCCTGGTAGCCGACAGGCATCGACATCTGAGCGATATCGAGCTCGCGGCGCTCAGCGCGGGCACCGGTAGCAGCGGCCAGGTCCTGCCGCACGAGCGCCCACTGCGCCGGGTGCAGGATCGCCACAAACGGCCCGGTGGCGGCCGACAGACCGGCGGCGACAATATCGTCGCGACCCTCGAGCACGATATCCCAGGTGAGGGGGCTGCCAGACGTGCCGACCGAGCTCGAGGCCGAGCCGGCCAGAGCGACGATCAGGTTAGTCACGGTGAGCTGCGCAGACTGCGCGATTTTGCCTGCGATCCGCACGACTTGGTAGCCGTTGACCGCGTCGCGACGGCGGAGCTCATCGCTGACACCAAAGGCGATATCATACGCGCCAGTGCTGATAGTCGCGGTCGAATAGTCGATCGTGGTCGGGCCGACGACGTCAGTCGTCTCGGTGGTCGAAGTCATCAACGGGGTGGCCATATCCACCGGAATCCGAAAAGTCGCGTTGGTCGGCGCTCCCACGAAAAAGTCAGGGGGCATCAAACCAGCGACGTCGACGATCGCGGGGTGAGCCAGCAGGCTCAGCTCGTCCTGGATCGCCTGCAGGAACCCGCTGGTCGCGAGAACGGTCGAATATGGGAGCAGGTTGTCAGTGACTGCCTGAGAAGTGTAGGTCGTTGCCATCGTGGCACTCCGGGGGAGAGACGGCGCGATCGCGCCTGGGTGAGATCTCGTCCGCCCCTACACCCGATACCGGTGGTGAGCCGTGGGGGGTCTGCCTACGTAGGCAGTCCCTCGCACAGTAGCCGCGGCGTAGGGGCGCTGCAAGTCAGCGCGCCAGACGGCGCCACAGCTGCGCGGTCTGCTCCGCAGTCAGCGCCGCGCCAGGGTCGACGCGCGAACCGCCCGGCGCGGGGGCCGTGCCCCGGCTCGTCGACGGCGTCGGCTGGGTCTGTGCTGCCGAGGCACCAGCCACCGGCCGCGACGCGGGGACGGTCGCCTGCACCCCGGCGCTCTGCCAGGTCGACCCGTACGCCGTGCGGATCGACCGGGGCAGGCTGTCGAGCACGCCCTCGCTCGTGATCCAGTCGCGGACGCGCGGACGGTCAGCCGGTGCGCGATCGGCTGTCGCGCGCTCCCAGGCGGTCAGCACCCGATCGGCGTCGTCGTCATCGTCGATCCCGAGATCGGCGCGGACCTCGAGGCGAGACCGTGACCGCCTCTCAGTCTGAAGATCGGCCTCGAGCGCAGCCGCCCGCCGGTCGAGCTCGGCGGCCCGCGCCTCTGCCGCGGCCAGAGCTGCCCGCGTCTCGTTTCGCTGCCCGATCACCTGCCTAAACCTATCGGCCGGGATCGAGCGCGCAGACAGCAGTGCTTCCTCGTCGGGGTCGATCTGGGGTGCAGGGGCTGCCGGTGGCGGCGGTGCCTGAGTCTGTGTGTCGTCACTCATGGTCGGCTCCTTTGTGCATCTTATCGCGCCATTTTGTCGCCCAGGCTCTGCCAGCGTCGCCGCCCCAGAGTAGCCAGGCCTGCCAGCCGGGTGAGTCTACGCCCCAGCCCTCGCCCTCTCGATCGATCTCGTGCCGCGCAAAATACGCGATCATCCTCTCGATCGTCGAGGCCGAGACCGGCTGGCGATTAGCCAGCTGCACCGCGCGCCGGACGCCGATCTCAGTCCCGCCCCGGCGAGACGGAGGCAGCGACGCGCGCAGCTCCAGGCCTCGGCGGGCCGCCCGTGCGACGTCCTCTGGGGGCCGGATCGTGCGGGGCATCAGACGACGTCCTCGATCACGTCGTCACTCTGATCGTCGAGCACCGCGGCGAGTAGGGCCCGCACAGTCAGCCCGTCCTCGCCGTCTGCCAGCGCGTCGACCGCGTCCTGCGCCGCCTCTCTGACCAGGTCACGAGCTGGGGCTGCCGCGGCGGTGCGCTCGTCGCGGACGGCGGCGAGCGCCGCCTGTGCCTGCGCCGGGGTCTCGCCCAGGATCTGCGCCCGCAGCTCTGCCAGCGTGATCGCGCCCAGCTGGTACAGGGCCTGCGCCTCTGCCTGTCGCTGCGACCGCTCCTGGGGTGACAGCGGGCTCAGCGCGTAGGCCACCTGCCAGCCAGACTCCGGGCGGGTCACGATCCCGCCGACTGCCGCCCGATTCAGCAGCGCCGACATTTTGCCGATCAGCCGCTCGTCGTGGGGGCGATAGACAGGCGCACGAGAGGCCTGCATCCGGCGCCGTCCCTCAGACGAGACCGCCAGCGCGATACCACTGCGCGCGTCTGCGCTGGTCCGCTGGACGTCACTCGGCCCGAGACCCCACGCAGTCGCGCAGCGTGCGACGATCCTCTCGGACACGTCCATAAGGACCAGCGGGTCGGTTTCATTCCGGATCACGTCGATCCGGGGCTGCACCCCAGCCTCACCCGTCGCCTCGAGCTCGTGGATCGCGGCGGGGTCGAGCACGGGTGCACGTGCCACGACACGACCGTCGCTCAACGTGATCTGCTCAGCCGCCAGCCGGCAGCCCACCGCGTAGGTCGTGGGAAAACTGGCCTGCGAGCACACGTGGCTGATCATCGTGTCGATCGCGCCAGCCTCGAGGGTGGCGTCGACAGTCTCCACACGGCCCCACGCCGAAAACAGGCGGCGCGGTGCGAGATCGGCGTGCCGCAGAGAGTAGGGGACGAAGGGTCTGCCCAGCGGATACCGCGGGGTCGGGCTGTAGCGCCACGGGTACGCGTCGCCGGTGTAGTCGCCGCCGATCGTGAGCGCGGTCACGTCGGCGCCGTCCGCGTCGACAATCCGGAACAAAGGCCGATCGACGTCCCGCACGTCGTACTCGTCGGCGCACCACTGCAGGACACCGGAGACAGTACGGGGCCGCCACTCACGCAGCAGACCGGGCTCGCCGGGTCGGCCGGGCAGCGACACGCCCTCGAGCAGATCGGGAGTCACGACGCGCCAGACGACGGCGCCGTCCTCGACGTCGACGTGCACGGCCGCCTCGTTTAGCGCCTCGGTCAACCGCTGCGCCTCTGCCAGCACCTGCCAGCATCCCGACAACCGCAGCCGCTCGACCACGTCCGCCACGACGAGCCGCCCGCCCGGTCCCTCGACGGCCGCCGGGTGCGAGACAGTCGGGTCCTGGGTGTACAGGACCGACACCGCCGCCGCCAGATCTGCCAGCGGACAGGTCGCGCGCTGGGGCTGCCCCCAGGCACGGGCCCGCACCTCGCCTACTCGGCGGCGCACGTACAGACGCTGATCCTCGACGGCCTGCCCATCCAGGAGCCGCAGCCGGAGCTGGGTGTGCTCGACGTCGGCAGGCGGTCGAGCATAGGGCGACGAGGATGGGGGGCGCGGCGAGATCATCTGTCCACCTACCACAGACGGGCGGCCGGCGCCGCGACACCGCCACGGCGCCGCGCCATCGCCCAGTGAGTCACGAGACTATACCGCAGACCGTCGAGCGCGTCTTTTGACTTGTGGCGCTCGGTCCCGTCCCAGGTCTCGACCGCGCGCTGCACATGCTCGCAGGCCGAGTCGATCAACAGCTGCCCGCGCATCATTAGGCCGTTGATCCAGTGAATGCTTGGCCAGAGCGCGCCCTCTTTGCCCAGTCGCCCGACGCCCGGCTGTCGCTTGGCGCTCAGCACCAGGGGCCGGAGCATCGACGATCCGACGCCCAGTCTCTGCGCGATCTGGTAGGCCAACATCCCGTTGCTCTTGCGCGTCTCGCGCCCGCTTGCGTCTGTCAGCTTTTTATCGCCATATACGCCTGACAGATCGGTCCAGCGCAGACCGCGCGCGCCGAGCATGGCGAGGATCGCGTCGCTGTCCATCTCGACGGTAGTCGGGCCGCTGGGGACGTACTCGGCCACGACCCAGACCCGCGTCTCGCGTGTGTCTCTGGGGTCTGCCATCGGGTCGTGAGCCACCGCGCAGAGCACCGCGGACGTGCGGAGGCTATCGGTCCCGTAGTCGACGCCGAGAAGGTATTCGAAGCCGAGCGACCGCCGCGGGGGCTGCCCGACAGGCTGGGGCAGTGACTGCGCCTCCTGCCAGGCAGTCGGACCGACGTCCGCGTCGAGTAGACCGGGGACCAGCATCCTCGCCGCATCCCAGCCCGAGAAGATCGCGCCCTGCGCGCGAAACTCCCACTCGCCGTCGATTCTGACCGGCTCCTCGACAGGGTTGACCTTGGCGCGCTCAGCCGCCAGCCAGGCGGCGTCCATAGGCGTATACCCGCCAGTATCGGGATCAGGCACTGTCAGGACCGTGCCATCCTCGAGCGTGCAATTTTCCGGGGTCGCCCGATAATGCAGATCAATCAGCGATCCCGACTGCGCCATATCTCTGATCCAGTCGATCCGCGCGTTTACCGGCGTCATCGTCAGCAGGATGGGCCCGCCGGTGCGGGTGAGTCGGCGCTCGAGCTCGCTGTAGAGCTGCCGCGTTTTTGGAGGCTCGTCATAAATGACCAGGTGCAGCGTCGAGCCGGCCATGCCCTTAGCGCCCTGCTCCTCGGTCCTGATATAGATCACGCTGCCATCGACAAACCGCAGCGCCGGATTGTTGGCGTTTAGGCCGTTTGTTGGGTGGAACGCCTGACCCGGCGCAAGCGATGCCTTGGGGGCCAGCTCCCACATTTTGCGCTGAATCGCCAGCGATTGGCTTCGATTCACACAGATAAACGCGATCAGACACGGGCCCGCCGGGACGCGTCTGTACGGGTGCGTCTTGGTGGCGTACCAGAGCGCAACGACGCAGCCCGCCGTCGTTTTGCCGCCGATTTGATTGCCTGTGCGAAACAGCACCCGGCGTGCCCGACACATAAAAAACGCCCTTTGCGGCGCGGTCGGATGGAAGCAGGACAGCGGATCGCGCGCGGCCGCGGCGTCATAGCGATCCAGGGCGAGGCAGGCCTGCCAGATCGGATCGTCCGGCTGCAGCCGCTCGACCTCTGCCGGGCCATCGATCGTGTCTGTCACTGGTCACCGCCCGGCGCCCCGACCACACGGCGGGGCGGACGTGGCGCGGGGCGCGGGGCGGGCCCTGCCGCAGCAGGCGCCGCCAGGACCGCGCCCGGCGCCTGCGCCAGCACTGCCGGTGCCCCGACTACCTGTCGAGCTCCTGACGCCTCCTGCAGGGTCTGGTCGGGCGCGTACTCCGGCCGCAGTGCAGGAGCCGCCGCAGCGACCCCAGCCGGCGCCTCGACCACGGCCTCGCCCGTGGGTCTGCCGCAGCACGGGCAGGGCACGCCCGGCGCCAGGTGCAGGGCAGACCCGATCCCGTCGACCACGCGCCGCAGCTGCCCCGCCGGTAGTGCCCGCAGACGATCGACCAGCTGCGCCAGCGCCGAGGCCGGCGTCTCACGCGCCAGCGCCTGGTCACGCGCTGCGCGCTCGCGGTCCTCACGCGCGATCCGCTCCTGCTCAGCCTGTCGCGCGTGACCCAGCGCCGCGACGTGCGAGCCCGCCGACAGAGCCA